GAACCAAGTCACCATCAATTAATGTTATCGCTTCTAATGCAACATAAAGGTCAGAAGCCTTGCTTTGAAGTTCTGTAGTGCTATTCTGAACAGCTGGAAAGTAATGAATATCAAATGGATGCTGCCTGAATGAACGCTTACCAATAAAATTGGTTTGTGATGGATTCAAAACAGCAATAAAAAAACAAGGTTCAATTAAACCTTGTGTGATACTTTCGCTGTATATCCTAACTTCATCACCAAATACTTGGTTCAGTGTAATGGATATACCATCAATTATTTTATTGATCATTGAAACATTCCCCCAAGTATTTGATTAGTTTCTTTTCAAGTATACTAGGTGCTTGTGCATCCAGTTCTTGTTCGGAAATTGTTAACATGAATCTACCTGATACCCAACCTTTTCTGTTAGCAGTTGTGTGTCCAAATTCAACCCAGGAAGCATATTCCACGGGATTTATGATTTCAATCTGATAAGTATCACCTGATTGCGTAATCTTTACATCCTGTATGAATTTTTTCACACCCATATCACCACCAAACGCTGTAGAAGCTTGCGCCTGACGATGACTATCAGCAGTCCATCCACGTCTTAATGTTCCACCCTTTATACCATCAGTTGCTTTTGAATGAAACTCAACCTGTTTCCCATCTGCAGTTGTGAATTTTACAACCCCAGTGTATACACCAACAGGTGTCCTTTTGATTACCTTTGCTAACAATCTTGAAGCAAGTTCTTTCGCACAAGCTTCAAAGAATTCCTTCTTTGCTACTTTTTCATACTTTTCAAGTTGCTTTTGAAGTTCTTCAAACTGCTTATAATAAACTTTTCCCCATCTTGCCACTATGCCCACCCCTTGAATAAGTCCAAAACTATTTCCTGATGATTGGTAAATATACCAGGTTCACCAGTCTTTTCATAATCCGCTGTTTTACCGTTTTGGGTAACAGTGATTTTTGAACCAGCAGGGATGGTCACTTCAGGTGCAATGAACAACTTAACCTTTTGTGTAAAGGAAGCAGCATTGGTGTTTTCGTTCGTTGTGGTTATTGTTTCCACCGACAACTTACATGGTTCATTGGTGTGAGTAATGACTTCAATAAATTCAGTTCGCTTAGTGATTGGATTTTGTGATTCTTGTCTGACTTTTACAGTACAGATACCTTTCCAAAGTAATTGCAGTGCTGGTCTTGTGTCTACCATTTGATACACCTATACGTTGAAAAGCTACCCTTCCCATAAGTCATCAGATACATTGTCAGCGCATCCAATCTTTGTTCAGGTGAGTGAGAAGCGTCAAATACAACGTTCGTGTCACCTTCCTGAATTTGTTTGACCGCTGTAGTTAAGTCAAAACCTTCCAAGCTACCCATTGACTTCTTATTCAGTAAAAATTCACCAACAACCATATCAACTGCAATGCCATTAAGTCCTTCAGGTACAGCACTGATGTTGCATTCGTGCATTATAGATTTTTGGACTTTTGTGATGATGAAATTAAGCATCCAAGCATCATTTGAAGTCACTGTGTAACCAAATGAAGCCAGTCTTGCTGTAACATCTTCAATCATGGTCATCACCGTCCTTATTCAGATTTTTCTTTTTCTTCAAGCGCATCCGTTATCTTTTTCAAAATACCTTCATGACTTGTAGATTTACCAAGGTCAATACCAACTTCTTCAGCATAGGCTTTCAATTCTTCTACTGACATATTAGCAAGATCAAGTTCTTCAGCTTTCATTTTTGCTTCTTTTTCTTCCTTTGACGAATTTGCTTCTTTTTCAAGTTCTTCAGCTTTCATTCTTCGTAATCGATTAAATGCAGCTAAACCCATAAAGACACCACCTTTCTAAAAAAGAAAGGGAACAATTAAGTTCCCTATGCTAATTTATGTTTGAATTGAACGATTCTGATGTTCTTGTTCTCGTAAACTCTTGTCCAGTTTGCAGCGGTTTCTGCTTCAGCATTTGTTGGTGAAGAACCAACAACAGCAGCGTTATTCCATTTAACCCCACGTGGATGAAGTACGAAGTGTTGTCTGTTGATAAGAATATCTTCACCAGCCAACGAATCACGATCAGTTTCAGTTGGAACAGGTGCCGCACCGTTACCAAGTCCAATTGCACCTTGACCGAATAGGTAAGTTGTATAAACACCAGCTGCACTTGGGCAACCATCATCAACAATAACTTCACGTTCCATGTAGTATGGAATTGGTTTTCCACCTTTTGAATCAACAACGTACTCAATAAGGTCTTTCTTTTGAAGTAATGTGTAAGTTGCACTGTGCATTGCAACAGCTGTTAATTTTTCAGCTGCATCACCAAGTTTTTGTTTAGCATCAAGGAATGTTTCACCACTAATAACTGCTAAAGCACCAACTAGTCCACTGATGTCATGAACGTTACCACTCATTGAACCAGCAGCAAATACACCTTTTAACATGCTGAAAGTTAATGCTTGTCTACGTCTTGCCCAATATTCAGCAACCAAATCACCGATAGCTTTCATTGGATCATCACCTGATAAAGCGGTTGCAAGGTCATTTACACCCCAAGCCTTACCACGCATAAATAAAGCTGCAACGTCTTGACCTGATGTGATTGCTTCAGGTGTTAATGATCCTGAATCAGACAATACTTCATCATCACCTGAAAGGTCATTCCAAAATGGCATGTTGATGAGTTTACCACCTGCTGATGCAAGTCTATCAAGTTCAGGGTTACCAACAATGATGCCTGATTGAACTAATCGAGATAGTTCAGCCGAACGTTGGATAACGTAAGGATTAAATACGGATGGTACGATTACATTACTAATTTTTGTTGCTGGCATAATTTTTCACGCTCCTATTTCTTAGATTGTAGTTGTTTGGCAAGTTCAGGATTTTCTTGCATTATCCTACCTTGCTCTGTTAAGTTAAAAGTTTCCTTTGCCCATGGGTTTTTAATCCCACCAGTTCCTGCACCGCCACTTCCATTTGCTGGACTAGTTCCTGTAATAGTTGCTTCACCAAACAAGAACTTTGACGTTTCATCATCTTGCAATGACTTGATTTGTTTATCAAGCCCTTTGATTGAATCACCATCCAATTCCGCACTGGTAAGGTCTAACAATGCTTTGACAGCTTTAATATTCTTGGCTTTTGCACCAAGAAGTGCTTTTTCAACTGCATTCTCAATCTTAACCTGTTTAAGATCCGCTTCATGCTTCTCTTGTGCTGCTTTATTTTCACCTTGAAGTTTTTCAATTTCAGCTTTCAAACCTTCAGCATCAACTCTCTTCAAGGATTCAATCTGTTTATCCCTAGTGCTGATTTCAGTTTCCAATTGCTTTTTAGCAGTATTGACTTCATCAAAGCGATCCTTTGGAATAAATCCTTTCAGTTCTTCTGCCGAAGCGGTGGCTGCTTTTTCAGCCTGTTCTTCAGTTAATCCAAGTTTTACAAAATCTTCTTTTTTCATGGTTGTTCCATCCTTTCAAATACATTATTTTTTCGTGGTTCAGTCCACGTTATTTGTCTTATCAGTTTACGTCCGATAATACCAAAGTGACGATATAAAATTATATCAGTGTGCTTATTGGTGCAGTTTTCACGCTTAAACTACCAATGATTAAACTGTCAACATCTTCATTTTCAGATTTGACCCTGAATTCATAGGTGTATGATCCTAAAAGATCAATTGTTTGTTCTGCTGAAAGTTTTATTGAAACAACCGATTCTTCAATTGTACAATCCATGATTGTCACCACATCACCTTGCTTCAATGCAAACTTCGCAAGTTGAAGGTTTGTTGCAGGATTCTTTTCTGAATCTAACACTGTGATCTTGATCGGTAATGTTTCACCTTGAAAGATCGTGATTGTTGTTCCTGATAGATTTGCCATTCTTAAACACCCCCTTCCAAATTGATCACACCTTTCAAGCTGCATTCAAATGAAATAACTTGATCCTGAAATGATAATTCAACATCATTCAGGATCACTTCAAATTCACAATTTAAAATTTCAGCTGTCAGATCTATTTTCTGTTTCACATATTCAAACCGAACTGGAATGATTATTGGTGTACTGTATGATATAGCTTCAATCAGTCCTGATCCTATGATATTTGCTGAACCATTAACGGTCTGTGTGTTGTGGACCACATTTCCTGATGCACCAACGTCCCCTGAACCACCAATATGTGCCACCTGAAACTGCTGACCATACACCAATGTGTGTCACTGTTGCAGCCGGCATTGTTGCAAAATTAAGTGCTGCAAGATTTGATGTTGTAAATGCTATTAATTTTTACCACCCTTTCTTATTCAAAATAAAAAGTACCCACTATTTAAGCAGGTACTTAATTGTTATTTATGAATGAAACAATATTTCAATTTCATTTATAGCATCTTCTATGTTGCTTTCACCTATTCTATAATCTTTTATAACCTTATCAGATGAATTGAATTCTATATCTTTGCTATCATCTCCTTGTACCCCAACTATAATGCTATTATCTATAGTTAAGATTGTATAATCCACATTTGCATATCTGAATTCAATGTCAGCACCAACATCAATAAGTTTTTTAAATTTATCAATCTTCATTTGCATTATAATTGTCTCCTTCTTTGATAATATCATTGTTTAATCTTAATTCGTCACTTGTTAACTTTCTAGGTTTTCCATGAGATATTTTTTTGTCATGGTCATAATCATGTGCATGTGCACCAGTTTTATGATACTTTGGTTTTCCATGGTCACTAGTATCAATATCTTTATCTATTTTGCCTGTTTCGTCATAAACTCTTCTTTGCTTAATTTTCCCATTATCACTAACAAGATCTTTTATAGAATTAGGTTTTGATTTAAGTGGAAGACTTCCTGAAGTATCGCTAATTTTAACTATTTCTCTTTTTGAAAGATTGTTTTTATAACGATAATCACTTTTCATCTGAATCCACTTATTATTATCAGTATACTTCATTTCCTGAAAGTCTGCAAAGGTTTTAGATACATCTTTTCCCAGCAATTCCTTGTATTTATCGTATAGTTTTTTATCGCTGGTTGCATTTTTGTTTTTTATCTGAATCAACTCAATTGCTTCTTTGCCATGCTTTTCAACCATATGCTTTTGATACCATTCTTTGTATGTCATGTCGCTGGGTACATAATATGTCTTACCATCAATCCCCCTTGCAGCACGTTCACCAAAGTTGTCATCAAAGTATGGTATTGTTGTGGATCTACAATTTGGATGGAATGGATTTGCTGTAACACCTATTTGAAAATCAGCCATATCACATATTTTACCATCTAATCCTTGGCATATATTACTAGTATTCAAATCTAATGTTGCAACAATCTCATACCTTTCAACATCAAGATCGATATACGCGTCCCTCTGACCAGCAGAAGCAAAAGCAGCAGATTCAGTCATTACAAGTCTGCCTGCTTTCTTCTTATCGACATTGAGTTGATCCGATATCGTTCTTATAATTTCACCAGGTGATTTTCCTGTAATGGCTGACTGTGTTAAATAGGTTTGAAGGTTGCCAACTAATAACTGTTTGTTAGTCCATAACCTATCACTGAACGTTTTACCGTCCATTGTCCATGGTTTTGATATTACCTTGGTAAGTTGGTTTATATTTATTGCTTGAAGGTCATAACCAACATTGAAACCCTTCTGAATCTCATATGCAGTGTGATAGTAATCTTCAGAATATATGTCACGCAAGAGTTCATCAATATCATCCGTTTGGTTTCCATAAAGAACTTCCACCTGCTGTTGCATTTGAAGTTTTAGTGCTTCCAATCGTGATACGTGAACCCTTGCGGATGCGTTTTCTAGCTCTTTCATCCATAGCTTATTTTTAGCATTTTCCATACCGTATTTGATGTAATCTTCTACATCCCATTTGAATTCTTTTAACTCTAATGTAGTCAGTATCTTCTTTGCTTCAAGCATGGTGATTTCATTGTTAACTGCAAACCGATTGTACCATTTGGATATTTCGCGCTCAATTTTTGCAGAAGCTTTTCGGTACTGGTCATCTAGGTCTACAAGGTAATCTTCACCCTTTTTTAACATGGCTTCTTCAAGAAGTTCCATTCTTCGTTTCCAGTATTCACTACTTTGCAACACCATCACCACCTTCAGGTGTTATATTGGTATTTACTGGATTGAATGCGCCAGTGTAATCTTCAATGTTTTTTTTCTTTTCATCCTCAATCCGTTTAAGTTCTTCAGTCACGTCTTTTACATAAGGATGTTGACTTACAATCGTTTCACTGGATATTATACCAACGCTGTTTTTGCAGTTCTCAATGGTTTGGCTTTCGTTGATCAGGATGTCACGATTAAATATAACATTCACTCTATCCTTTTTAAGATCAACCTTACCACTAGCACCAAGATGAACATTAAAGAACCAAAACAGTTCTTCAAAGGCTGCTTGAAATTCTGTTTCCATATCGTTAGCATCAAGATCCATATCCGAATACATTGACTGGATGTTCATTTCATTAGGACTTCCACCAAGCTTGTCCAACTTAGAATCAAATGCCCTTGCATTCTCAACTAATGCTTTCTTTAACAAGTCAAGAATGACCTTGTAATTTTCAGCATTTACTTCAATTTGTAGTGTATCAACACCACCTTCAGAACCTTCGATTGTCTTAACTTTTACTGCACCATAGGTTGCAAGGTTATGTCTAAATTCAGCAAGGTTTGTACCATCATAGTTTTTAAGTACTATGATCGTATTTCTTGCATCCTCTTGCATGTTATTCATGAAGTCTGACTGCATAGTGTTAATTGCATCCTGAAGTGATTTGACTTTATTAATCAAAGGTTGTTCTTTATTGTTCGCTTTAAATGCGATTAAAGGCACTTTTTGCCAATTGTAACCCTGTTCACCCATCTTAAAGTAAGGAACTGGATTTTCGGCTGTTGGTGAAAGCACATCATGTATTAAATCGAAGTAATGGATACCTTCCTTGGTATACCATTCAGCTTTTTCAACAATCACCTTACTGGTTGCCTGGTATTCTTCAACTTCATACACTCGAATGAATGAATCAAGATCGGTGTGTTCTTCATCCTCCCAAAATGGTAATATTTCATAGGCTTTGAACTGCTTTAGCTTGAATTCACTAAGTTCATTGTAATACAGATACATATAACCAATACCATGATTAATAGCTGCTTCACCAACGTTCTTAAGTGTTTTTAAGAACCTCATGTTAAGGAACTCATCCAGTTCTTGCTTATACTTATCATTCTTGGTTTCAAATGTTGGTGTTTTAGATAACAAGTAGTTTTTCTTCTGATCCACCGATTTAGCATACTGGTTATCAATTATTTTGTTGTTAGGAAGGTTTTCAACCACCTGAAGCAAACCATCTGCACCAATCGTTGTACGTTGTCTGCTTAATATGTCATGGTAACCCATGTAATACTTTTCAGCAGTGTATTGATCCAATCTTAGCTTAGATGCTTTCCAACAAATGATTTCTTCTTGCAAGAACCTTAAGTCAGTCATTGCATTGTTATTTAACATATTAATAATGTTATCTGTAACTGATTCAAACAATTTTATTCACCCCTTCCATAACATCTGCATCCTGAAACACTTTTAACATCTTGGGAACTTGAATCGCTAAGTAATCAACCAGTTTTTCATCATTACAATAATCAACTAGTCCTGATTCAAAAAAGAAAGCATGAATAATCTCATGCCTTATAACTTTGTTTTGAAACTGCTGTATGTTTTCAACATTTGATGGATCAGGATCCAATATACCTTTGCTAATAATTAATTGCTTACTGTATAACTCACATAGTCCACTTGCTCCACAGTGTTTTAACTTAGGATATTCATCTTCAGTCATATGTTTTATTTCATACTCTGTACCCAATATATTAATTTTCATGTTTAACCCCTTTATCAATCAAAGCTGAATGCTTCACCACGAATGAATTCTTCCATACCATAACGCATGCTATCCATTAAGTGATTGAAATCATCAATCGGCTTGTTTATTTTATTACCAAATTTATCTTTATCCCAAGTATAGTTGCTTATTTCAGTGAGGAAATTAACACACTTCGGATGAATGATAATCTTAAAGTCTTGAATGTAGTCAATACCATTGTTTACGCTGTCTTTACCCTTTCTTGCTGCACTAATGTTTACAAGTCCAAGTTCGCGTAACCTATCTATTGACTTCGGTTCAGCTGAATCTGCTCTGATTCGTTCCTTCGCATATCCCATATCAGCAACTTCTTTGTGTATGGCTTCATTTGACATGCCTGTTTTATACATTTCATCAAACACATACAATGTTTTACTTTTAATGTCAACCATCATACATGGCATTGCTGAAGGATCGTTTGTATAACCAAAGTCCAATCCAAATGCTGATCGTATTCCA